CGCAAGCAACCGCATGATTTGGTGTTTCCTAATATCAGGTCCCAATCCCTGATTTCCCCGGTCAGATTGCCACATTCGCACTTGCAGATGTAGTATTGACGCTGATTTTTATAATGCCCTTTTTCTACTACGGTCAGCTTGCCGTATTTCTCACCGATTTGTACTCGATCTTTTTTCATATTTTGCCTCCTTTTTTATTCAGATTTCTGGGAACGAAGTCCCGAAAATTTTAATGCCAATATTTTGATACCCCCCTATATGCGTTTCAAAATCCGTGAATTTTTTTTCAAAAATTTTCCAGATTCGGTGCCGATTTGTGTCCGATTTTAGAGAATTTTTATATTTCCTGACTTCCGGCTCTGATCCCGTGGGGCCTGTGGACCTGTGGCAGCTATGCCGGGAGGTTGTAAGTCCAATATTTTGGACTATACCCCTAAACCGCTTTAAACGGCGTTTAATGGGCTTTTATGCCTAAAACATATATTTTATCATTCTACCACTAAAACCCGCCTAAAATGTCAAAATATAGCTTTATAGAGTTATGTGCTTTTAAACATGCTGGGACTTTTTCAGGACTTCCAGAAATAACAATTATATAGTTTATGGAGTTGTATATCCTGTATAATATGCCCGTATAACGCTATATTTTGCCTATATAGCCCGCTTATAATATAAAGTGGTATAAATACCCATACCCGAACAAAAAGCCTTTTAAAAGCCTATTTTGAAAAAATGGGTATAATATGCCCGTGATGATCCCGGCGGGCCTTTTCTGTTTTTGGGTATAGTATGCCCGTGATATTTTCAGGACTTCAGGAAAAGCCAAAACTATAAAAGTGATATACTTCCATGATGGACCCGGAAAACATAACGCCGGGACTATACTCCCATGATTGCATAATATGCCCGTTTTAGCTCTTTTCCCGTTCCTGTGGTAAAATATACCATGATGTGAGAAAAAGCCCATAAAAGCCAAAATATAAAGCTATGTGCTTTTATTAAGTTGTCAAGGATCATAAAACGCCGGGCCGGGGTATGATCCCGGATAGATCAATAAAAAATATCAATCCATAGCCAAAAGACACACGGCAAAAAGCCCCAAAAGGGGCTATAAATTAATCTATAACAATTTTGTCTTTATCTGATACAAAACTATTGAAAAAGTCGACCGCTTTTATATATGCAGTTTCTTTATTATCATAGTTCGGGAGTGGTATATCCATATACGGAAAAGTCTCGTATATATCCCCGTATAAATCGGAAACAATAAAAAATTTATCCTGAAAATAATTAATTTCGCAATCAAGATATATTTTGTTATAGTCCTCAATATCTGCCATCTTTAAATTTTCCATATCATAACTATAATTTATATAACTATATGAATTAATATCCATGTTTTAACCTCCTTATTATGTGTCTTTTCTATCAACAAAAATGTTTTTGGATTCCAGAAAATTATAAAAGTATGTCTCTTTATATGCCCGCCAATTTTCGGCCCAACATATAACGCAATTTTGGACCCAAAACGGGACCTGTAAAGCATCCAAATCAGGAAAACAACATAATTCAATAGTTTTTCTGCAGGTTTCAAGTTCCGGCTCGTTGCGGCCGTAACGTTCTTTTATATAGTGTAAATTTGCGATCCAATACGCAAGGCCCTCCAATGAATTATATTGCTTTTTTGTCAAGTGCATTTCTAATTTTACCATGTTGTCACCTCCTTTTTAACATATTTCAGAAAACATTTTTAATTCACATATAAAGTCGATAGGATCGGCAGCGAATTTATCAAGCCATGTATAAAAATGTGTGTCAAGATAATTTGAAAAATTTTCAAGGGCTGCCGGGTTATTGTTAAAATTTTGTATTGCCTTGATTAGCTCTGATTTATAGGTTTTTTTAAAATCATGTTCAAGGCTTTTAATCTCTTTTGTTGTCATGTGGTTGACCTCCTTTTATTTTGTTGTGATGTGGTTTAGTTCCTTTTCAGGAGGCCCCCGCCGGGAGTCGGACCCGGTATTAAAAGCCTGTATCTTTTCGGGGGCTATGTGTTTTTATAGCCATTCAATATTATTAATATAGCCATCTTTCAAGCCCGTGACATTTTCAAGCCCTTTTATCATTTCGCTATATCGATAAAGTTCTTTTGTACTTTCATTTCTAAAAATAACGCTCCACGCATACGCTTGAAAAGGTGTAAATATATCACCCTTGCAGGTATAGGGGCTTTTTGTTATATTGCCATCAAAACCTAATTTATTATTTTTTGTCTTTACCTCAAAAATAATACCTGTTGTATTAACTTTTTCCTCCGTGGGCTTTTTGTGCATCCAATGATTTATAAAATGTACTGTAATTTTATCACCATCTTTTAACATACGGCATACACCTCCTTTTTAAAAACTTTTATAATTTTCCATTGTGCTATTAGCATACGGTAAAATGTTATAAAACGTGTTACATGATGAAAACGGGGTCCGCAAGTTTTCAATTTCTTTTCTTGCGTTTTCATATTTCTCTAAGATCTTTTTACGGGCTGCAAAAGCCTTTTTGCACTCCGTCAAAATATCGCTTGCGCTTATAATGGGATATTCTTGATTGGTTTTCATATCCTCAATAGTTTTTTCGTTTATGATCCCTTCAGGAGCATAAAAGATATAACTGTTTATGTTGCTGTATTCATAAGAGCCGGAAATATAACAATTTCCATAATTGAAATGATTGTAAAAATATAACTCTGTATCTTTCAAAAAGTCTTTTATCATATCTTTAAATTTTTGATAATGTAGCGGGTATTTACTCCACTTTTCCGGGCTTGCTAATATTTCATTCTTTAAAGCATTAGCGACAACTTTTACTTTCATTTCGTTAGCAACTTTTAAAGCAGTATTTAAAATTATTTCCGCTTCGTAAACATTAGCAAGTTTTTTTTCAAGTTCTGTAATAGTGGGTTTGTTTTCCTTGCGTACGTTCACACGCTGCATTATTGATTCGCAACCGATAAAGAGGTTGTTAATTTCTGCATCTAACTTGTTAATAGTGTTCTTGTTTGCGTCGATCCTTTTACGGATTTTTTCTTTTTCCTTTTCGTAACTTTCAAAAATAGCTTTTAAAATATCATTCATGTTTTTATCCTCCTGTTGTTGTGATGTGGTTTTTTGGTTGCTTTAAAGTGATATTAAAAGTGTTACATACTGCATTTTATTGCTTTTTTTGTCGATCCTGTAAACTGCCGGGAGTGCATAATCATCTATAAAAGCCGAATTATAATTAACTATGTAATTATACTTTTTCCCGCTTGCTTTTTCGTTCCTTTTCAGGTCCGATATTATGCCCGGCGTCAATCTAATTTTCATTGTGTCACCTCCTTTTTTGATCCGCTTCACGCTCACGGCGGCGGGCCTCGATTATTTTCTTTTGTATTTCGTTGTGTCTTTCCGTTTGCTTTTTATCGATCCCGGAAAAATCTATTACCATATAACAAAACATTACAAACGGCAGTAAAGCTAAAATATACAATAACATTTTTTACACCTCCTTTTTTGATTGCCTTGCTTTTCTGTTGTGAGTAAAATATATCATATATTTTCGTATGTGTCAATACACTTTTTAATATCTTTTTGTAGTTTGTGAAAAGTATATAAAAAAGTATGTGTCAATACTATTTTTTATTGTGCAAAATGCACTACAAAAGAGTATATAAAAGAGTATGCAAAAGTATATTTATTAATATGTATATAGAAGTATATGCCGACAAAATATGAAAAAAGTGTATATAAAAAAGTATTGACAACTGTTTTTTAAAATGATATTTTGTATGTACTTGTATCAATACTTTATTTTGCCGGGGGTGATAATCTGTGGATGATCTAAACGAAAAAGAGAAAAAAGAGCTTGAAAAACTCAGGAGGCAAAAAGAAAAAAAGTTAAAAAGGCAGAATGAATACGCCGCCGCCTATTATGATAGAATTGCGTTTGTATTGCCTAAGGGATCAAGAGAAAAAATCCGGGCCTATTATGCCGAAAAAGGGCTTGAATCATTAGCGGATATTTTCAAATACTTGCTTGAAAAAGACGGTTTTACGCTTTAAAACTTCCAGAAAAAGCCGGGACTTTTTACGGGTCCCGAATTTTTCAAGCCTATTGTATAACGTTATATGATGTATTGATAAATACTATTGTTAAATATTATTGCAATAACTTCTTTTTTGGGGGTGATATAGTTCCATGAATAAAAACAAAATACAGGATCAGGAAAAAGACAAAAACCCCGAAATTATAACCGGGACCGTGGAAAATAGCAATGATATAATTTTAAATAATATCGGCGTATATTTGGAGTATATCCGGGGATGGATAAAGAAAATTATAGCTGATGAGGGCTTGCAATATGCAGAGCCGATGGACTCCCGGAAAATCTACCCGGCGTTTAATTATATTCAATTTACCTACCTTTTAGGCCGGGTATGTGATAATGTTTATAGGGTTAATCTAGAGTTATTATGTAAACCATGTATTTATAATAATTATAATAAACCATTCTATGATCCCGAAAAAGTTAAACTATGCTATGAGGTTTATCAAAAACTATGTGGGTTTTATGGGTTTATATGCAGTATAGAAGGCTTTTATCTGTTTTCAGGAATCGGAGAGAATACTCTAAAAGAGTGGCTAAGCTCAGGATATAGCGATATTTACAAAATTGCATTAGAAAACAGCAAAAACGCTGTTGTAAGTGACTTTGAGAATAGCAAAATACCGCTTCTGAAGTTGGCTGCCGGGAACTATAAATATAAATTAAATACTCCCGTTAATGATCGCCAAGAGGCCGCCGCCGTGGACGTGCTGCCGGACCTGCTACAGCTTACTAAGGATCAAAAACAGGACTAAAACGAAATTTTATATACAATTAAGTCAATAAGCTAATACCGAAAAATCATATAAAAACGCCTCAAACCTTTGTATTATAAGGGTTTGGGGCTGTTTTGCTTTAAATGAAAAATTGCGTTAAATTAGGGTTTTAGCGCAAAAATATATAAAAACAGATACACAATACAGGCACAATTCTCTTTTGCATTTCTTCAGGAGATCCCCGGCCTTTTTTCGTTCCTGTTGTGCGTGGGTAGGTCCCCGGGGGTTTGTGGGAGCTGGACCCCAGGGCCGCAATTTAGCCCCCCACCTACCGACAAAACAAAAATCCGACCTCTGAGGACAAAACATAACTAAAGTTAAGAGCCAATATTAAACATTGCCAAAACATTATCTAAGGTTTTAGTGATTAGGCATACACCATTTAGCTGTACTGAAGATATATGGCTCATAACACCATTACTGTTAGACCTTTAGAGAATACAGTACATAACTTTAGGCGATTTAGAGATAAGAGTTAGATATGGATATTAATAATATATAAATAGCATAGACCGTTTCGTTAAACTATCACTTTCTCGGAGAAACCCACCTCACGCATTCTATCGGTTAATTTTTTCTTGTAACTGATAAAAACACGCAGAAAGGTGGTAGTTGAATGGATTACACAGATTACACGATTGAAGTAGGCAAGCGAAATGGTAGTAGGGCATACGTTGATATGCTCTGGGGAATGTTTGGAGGCAGAGGTAAGGCACTTTGTTCAAATTGTGGTCATGTGACCGGGGCTTTAGCAACTGAGTTAGATCACAATGTCGGGTTAGACGTTGGCGGTTATGATGTTCCGTCAAACGTAAAGCCACTTTGCCATGTTTGCCATTCTAACAAACACAAGTTTGAAAGAATGTCGGAAGAACGTATCAGGCGTATCAAAGAAGGGCAGGCAAGGAGTGACAAGAAGTGTGGCAGGCCCCGGAATAATCTCCCCGAAAACTACAAGGACTTGCTTGACGATTTTGTGCATTGCAGAATCAGCCGTGAGCAGTTGGCAAAACAGATGAATTTGGTAGTGCCGACAAGAAACGGCAACGGTGAAACTAAAATTTCAGATCTTGTGCATTTATCTGAGCAGATTTGGTACAGGGAATACCTTGACGAACTTGGGATTGAAAAAGTGGTGAACAAAGTCGGACACCCTACAAGCGAATTTTACAAAAACGGGGTTGTGGGTTACATAGTCCACAAATCAGGCAAAACGGAGTACATTTATCACCCGTTAGCCGAAGCAAAGTGATTACAAGTCTCATTTGGTATGTAGAACTCCTGACCTGCGGTGCTGAAGGGCGGGTAAGACACCCGCCTTGCGCTGCGGGGAGAATTTCAAATTTGCCCGTAAATGCCATTTTGGAAC